GTACAGTCAATTGCTTCTGATGTCAATCTTCTTGGTGCTATAGATACCCATAATGAAATTATCAAACGAAACAAGACGAAAGATATGAGAATCTTTGCCTTAGTTCATGACTCAATTCTCGCAGAAGTGAAAGAAGAAGATGTTGATGAATATATGGAAATAGTACAAAACTGTATTGAAAAAGATAGAGGTATCTCAATACCTAACTGCCCAATTGGATGTGACTTTGATGTTGATGAAGATTATTCACTTGGCAAGTTCAAGGCAAAGTATGAATCTGAATGATGTTGAGTTTCCAGTCTATGTAATACACACAGACGAAGTTGAAAAACGAGATGGAATATTGTGGTGCGAGGGACAGGTAGTAGATGATACTAATGTCTCTGGCTACACGATAGGTCAGCGAAGATTAAATACACCACATAAAAATTTATATGAGTTGAGACATATGATCGATAACTTTGTGGACTTATCAAAGCATAGAAGGAAGTTCTTTGTAGATTCAGATGGAAAATTCTTTCGATACGAAAAAAGTACAACAGCTAAGTTGTATTATAGTAAGATAACGAAAGTAATAGAAAAAGATATAGTAACATTAATATATGTTGAAAATGTACCTTTTCCATTTGAACTAAAAAGACCTCCTGAACCGCTACAGAAATACGCAGGAGTACTGTACATAAAAGATATACCATCTTACTTGTACGAACTCTCAGAAATTAAGAAGAAAAATACTTGGAGAAAAGTATGAAAATAGTAATAGAAATAGATACTGATAATGAGCAAGACTTGCAGACAGTAGAAGAACTCTTAGAGTTAATAAGGAATTTAAGATGAGTATATGGAGATTATGGGCAAAAAGTTTAGGAGAAAAAGTAGGCTATGACAGGGAAGCAGATATTGTGGCTATCTTTAGGAGTTGTATTGTGTTACTTAACGTTATTACTTGTTGCTTTATTGTAGCAAATGTAATAAGACACTGGGATATAAACCCAAGTACAGAAGTTGTAAAACTAAAGTGCTATTATACTTATCACGGTATCGAGCACTGTATAACAGAAGACGAGTTTAATGAAAGCAGTCCTGAGTAATAGGATATTCATAGAAGTAACGCAGGATTATCAAGCAAAGCTTGACGAAGAACTCACCTATAGTATACCACCAAGACGTCCAACAGACCCACCTATCATCATAAAGAATATGGGCATAATCCGAGCAGGTTTAGTTACTTTACCTATCGGAAGAACGGATTTGATACCAAACGATTACGAGATTGTCGATAAGAGGAATGATGTACCAATCAAAGGTTACGACTTTAAGTTTGAGTTACGTCAATCCCAGCAATCGGTATATGACGACATCCAAGGCAGTGCTATAATTAACGCTTGGGTCAGTTGGGGAAAGACATTTACAGCTTTAGCTATCGCAAATAAGCTAAAACAGAAAACGCTTATAGTTACTCATACTGTAGCGCTACGGTCGCAGTGGGAAAAAGAGTGTAAGAAAGTCTTCGGGGTCTCGGCGGGTGTGATAGGTTCGGGNAGATTTGAAATCGATAAGGACATTGTCATTGGCAACGTNCAAACTTTGTACCGAAATCAAGACAAAATCGCAAAGGAGTTCGGTACTATTATATTGGATGAAATGCACCATGTAAGCAGTCCAACTTTTACACGNATTATNGACTCTAACAGGGCTCGTCATAAGATNGGTCTGACAGGGACAATGCAACGNAAGGATGGAAGACATGTTGTATTTCGAGACTACTTTTCAAATACAGTATATAAACCACCTAAAGAAAATTATATGGTGCCTCGCGTTGAAGTAGTGAGAAGTGGTATACGCTTCATGGATGGAGCGAACATTGCTTGGGCTACTCGAATCAACGAATTAGCGTACGATTGGGAGTACCAAAACATATGTGCAGTACTTGCTGCAGGTTACGCTGCTAANGGCCACAAGGTCTTGGTAGTAAGTGACAGAGTTGANTTTCTCAAGAGAAGTTCAGCATTAGTAGGAGATAACGCAATATGCGTTACAGGAGACGTTCCTCACGAAGAAAGAGGAGAGATGATTAAAGAAATATTTACTACAAAAGATATATTATTTGGAACTCAAAGTATATTTTCTGAAGGTATTTCAGTAGATTGTCTTAGCTGTCTAATATTGGGGACGCCCATAAACAACGAGCCTTTACTGACACAGTTAGTCGGTAGAGTCATAAGATTAAACGAAGGTAAACCTCAACCAGTAATTGTAGATATACACCTTGAAGGTCGCACAGCCAGAAAGCAGGCAGGTGCGAGAATGGGATATTACATGAAACAAGGGTACGAAGTTTCCTATCTATAGGACTGAAAAATAGTTCTTGACAAAAGGTTAGATTTTTGATATAATGTTACTCTATAATTGGAAAAAGATAAAAAAAGAAAGCAACGGAAGCGTCAATGATATTTTGACAATCCTACACATCTTGACATACAAACTGCCTCCAGTTAATAGGCACGATAGAATATACAAGTTCTGGCAAAAAAGTTTTCATGGGGATAGTTTCCTTGTGAATCCTGAGCCTTTGTTTATTCAAAGAAGGAGATATTCTGATAGCGAGATTGCACAGTACGCAGGTATCGCGTCATTGCGCAACTATTACGAATATCAAAAAACAAAAGATACCACTCTAGACTTCCTTTACTTTAGTAGGGAAGACATAATAGAAAGCAACAGATTACTTTGGCTCGAAGGGGATCGTATTCACTTCAAGTTCGAGGAAATCAATAAAGGAGAAATAAAATGGCAATAAGTTTTAATCAAGCCAAGGGCGAAGCCCAAAAGAACAAAATCGACAGCTACCAATATGTAGAAGGCGATAATAAAATAAGAATAGTCGGTGACATGTTACCAAGATATGTATACTGGCTAAAAGGTGAAAACGGAAAGAATTTACCTTTCGAGTGTTTGTCATTCGACAGAAACACTGAAGCATTTACTAATGTGGAAAAAGATTGGGTAAGAGAATACCACCCAGAACTAAAATGTGGTTGGTCTTATGCAATTCAATGTATTCATGACGGTAAAGTCAAAGTCTTAAATCTTAAGAAGAAACTACTGGAACAAGTAATGGTAGCCGCGGAAGACCTCGGAGACCCAACTGACCCTGAAACTGGGTGGGATGTATGCTTCAAAAGAGTTAAAACAGGACCGATGGCTTACAATGTTGAGTATCAATTACAAGCATTAAAATGTAAACCAAGACCTCTAACTGAGTCAGAGCAAGAGTTAGTAGCAGACCTTAAGTCTATGGATGAAATCTTAACAAGACCAACTCCAGACGCACAGAAAGAACTTCTGGACAGACTAAGAGAAGGTGCTGATAACTCAAAACCAGACGAGTCAATCTCTGACGAATTTGACATTAGTTAAGGCACATTATGATTCTATTTACAGCAGACTGGCATATTAAGCTGGGACAAAAGAATGTTCCTATGGCATGGGCATGCTCACGTTATAAGATGTTCTTTGAACAGATAGAAGAAGCTGTAGAGAAGCATGGGGTCACATTACATATCATTGGCGGGGACTTGTTTGATCGAGTCCCTTCCATGGATGAACTTACTTTGTATTTTGATTTTATTAAAAATACAGTAGAAACAGTTATCTACGATGGTAATCACGAAGCTACAAGGAAACATAGAACATTCTTTGATAATTTAATCAAAGTTACAAGTCAATTGAATCCTTTAGTAACTGTAATTACTGATACATACTGTAGTAGAGACTGGGCAATTCTACCCTATGCAGATTTGCACAAGAAGAATAGTATAGAAGATATAGATACAGAAATACTATTCACACATGTAAGAGGAGAAATACCTCCACATGTAGTACCCGAAGTAGATTTAGAAAGATTTGATAAGTTTAAAACGGTTTATTCAGGAGACTTACATGCTCACGAGAATACTCAAAGAAATATTGTGTACCCTGGAAGCCCTATGACTACATCATTTCATAGAAATATTGTAAAGACTGGTTATTTAATTATAGATAATAACTATGACTGGACATGGCATCAGTTCGAGTTGCCGCAGTTAATAAGAAAAACAGTATCGACAGAAGAAGAAATGGTACAAACAGACTATCACCATACTATATATGAAATAGAAGGTGATGTATCTGATCTAAGTAATATCAAAAATAGTGAGTTACTTGATAAAAAAGTTATAAAAAGAAAGACAGAAGCAACTCTTGTTCTTAGTAAAGAAATGTCTATGGAAGAAGAACTCAATGAATACTTGAGTTATATATTAGAGTTGAACGAAGATAAAGTAAAAAATATTTTAGGAGTGTTTAGTGATTACGCTAAAGAAGTTGCAGTGGAGTAATTGTTTCAGTTATGGAGCAGATAATGAGTTAGATTTAACCGAAAGTATAGTAACACAATTAGTTGGTACTAACGGTACAGGTAAATCCTCTATACCTCTCATATTAGAGGAAGTTCTTTTCAATAAAAACTCGAAAGGAATTAANAAAGCAGACATACCAAATCGTGAAGTCAATAATGGCTATGATATATCTTTGTCTTTTGATGTAGTAGATGATGAGTACCAAATAGATGTCGTTCGTAGAGGTAATATAAAAGTAAAGTTCTACAAGAACGGAGAAGACATATCAAGTCATACAGCTACTAATACATATAAAACTTTAGAAGAAATTATTGGAATAGACCATAAAACATTTAGTCAGATTGTATATCAAAATACTAATGCATCGTTGCAGTTTCTTACTGCTACTGATACTAATAGGAAAAGATTCTTAATAGACTTATTACAACTAAATAAGTATGTAGAATATTTTGAAGTATTTAAAGACTTGGCAAGAAGCTCTGGATCAGAAGCTACAAGGCTGCAAGGTAAAATTGACACTATTGTAAAATGGTTGTCAGATAATAAAATGGATGATACATCACTATTATCGAAAATCGATTTACCATTTCAGTCGGAAGANAATGAAAAAACTTTACGTTCTTATATGAGAGAATATGAAAATATCTCTGAAACAAATAAAAAAATTATAAAAAATAATTTTACAAAGGAACAGTTAGATGAAATCGACCTTAACGCTTACAAACAACAATTAGAAGAATATAGTAAGTCTATAGATACAACATCTTTAAATAAAGAGATTACATTATCTAAGTATCAAATGAATGAGCATAGAAGTTCTCTAAAAGAATATGGTACTCTCAAAGGAGAATGCCCTACTTGTCATCAAGATATTGACGAAGAGTTTGTTCAACAGCAGATAGAACATCATACTGCAAAAATAGCACAGTATGGGGACGCAGTAGAAAAACTCACAGTAGATAAACAAGAAGCTGATAGAGTAAATAAAATTAGAGTTATAGCTAACAGAAAAGTAGAAGAATGGGAAGACTTATTTAGGGACATAGACAATACATTACCTATAGATATTTTAGATGAACAGAAGTTAAAAAGTAATATTGTAGAACTAAAAAGAAAGATCAAAGAAGAAAGAGATAGTCTACAAGATGTTATTAAACAAAATGAAATGGTAGAAAGACANAATACTCGTATGTCTATCATTGAAGAACAACAAGATGATTTTGAAAATCANTTACAAAGCCTTACAGAAGAATTAACTACAGTAGANGAAAAGCTCGGACACATAGAAGTATTAAAGAAAGCTTTTAGTACTAATGGATTACTTGCTTACAAAATAGAAAACTTAGTTAAAGACTTAGAAGAACTCACTAATGAGTATCTTGCTGAACTATCAGATGGAAGATTCAGTTTAGAGTTTGTAGTATTAAATGATAAATTAAATGTAGAAATAGATGATAATGGTAAACCTGTAGATATATTAGCACTGAGTGCAGGAGAGTTAGCAAGAGTTAACACTTCTACTTTACTTGCAATACGTAAGCTAATGAGCAGCATATCAAAGTCACAAATAAACGCACTATTCTTAGACGAAGTAACAAATGTGTTAGANGAGTTAGGAAAAGAAAAATTGGTAGAAATATTACTAAGAGAGGAAAATTTGAATACTTATATAGTATCACATGGATGGACACACCCACTATTGTCCAAAATAGAAGTAGTAAAAGAAGATAAGGTTAGTCATTTAGATGGTTAATCCAAGACAAAAAGGTAATCGAGGAGAGCAGCAAGTAATTTCTATTCTCGATAGAGTAACTAAAGAAAAATGGGAACAAACTCCTGGATCTGGTAGTGGAAAGATCAAAGGAGATTTGAGAGTTCATGGAAAGCACAACATATTTTGTGTAGAAGTGAAGTTTTATAAACATGTAGGATTTGATGCAAAGATATTCACACAAAAAAGTAATAACTTATTTAAGTGGTGGAGTAAGATTTGTAAACAAGCCCAACAGATGAAACAAGAACCGCTTCTTGTGTTTCGTGAGAATCATGGAAAGTTCTTTGTAGCAACTGTAAGAAAACCAAAAAATACAACTAAGTATATGCATATTGCCTGGCTGGGTGCATACGTACTTATATTAGAAGACTGGCTNGATAAAGAGGAGATAANATTTACAAATGGCAATTTCGTTCTCAAGCCTTGGGAACCCAGCTCCGATTGGGAACTTGCTGATAGTTGATGGTCTTAACATTGCATTTAGGTGGAAACATCAAGGTGTAACAGACTTCAAGTATGACTATGCACGAACAGTAGAAAGTTTAGCAAAATCATACAACGCAGGTACAATTATTATTACTGCTGATGGCGGTAGTAGTTACAGGAAAGCTATACACCCAGAGTATAAGGCAAACCGTAAAGAAAAATATGCAGAGCAAACCGAACAAGAAGCTAAAGAGTTTGCAATGTTTATGGCAGAGTTTAGTAATACACTTACTTTGCTAAAAGAAAAACATACAGTACTACAATTCAAGGGAGTTGAGGCTGATGATATAGCAGCATACATAAGTATGAATTTAGAGAAGTTTAATTTTGATGAGTGTTGGATGGTTTCATCTGACCGAGATTGGGATTTACTTATAACAGATAAAGTTTCAAGATTTAGTACAGTAACTCGTAAAGAGGTAACACTAAATACTTGGGATGAGCATTATGATTTTGAAGTGGAAGATTATATTACATTCAAATGTCTAACTGGCGATAAAGGGGACAATGTTCCAGGAATACCTGGAATCGGCCCAAAACGCGCAGTAGACCTAATGCAACAATATGGAAGTGTATTTGATATATATGACTCTATACCAATAGATGGGAAGTATAAATATATTCAGTCACTAAATGAAAACGCAGAGCAACTTCTAATAAACGTAGAGTTAATGGACTTAGTTACATATTCAGAAGAAGCAATCGGCAAAGATAATATAGAAACTATTAATAGAAAAATAGAGGAGAGACGTAGAAATGGTGAAAATTGATTACAGTAAGGATAAACTTCTTACTGACTTTAGTATCAAAACTCTACAGGATCGATATCTTGTAGGAGATGAAAAAAGTCCTCAAGAAGGTTTTGCACGAGCTGCAGAAGCCTTTTGTGATGACGAAGCACACGCACAGCGTATATATGACTATGCCAGTAATTTATGGTTTATGTTTGCTACACCTGTGTTATCAAATGGTGGAACTAAAAGAGGTCTACCAATAAGTTGTTTTCTTAACTATGTAGAAGACAGCAGAGAAGGAATTACAGGACATTACACTGAGAATGCCTATCTATCATCAATGGGTGGTGGAATCGGCGGCGGGTGGAGCGATGTTAGGTCACAAGGGACAAAGACGTCGAAAGGCTCAGAGTCTACTGGCGTAATTCCATTTATGAAAGTAGTAGATGCAGAAATGCTTGCATTTAGTCAAGGGGTAACTCGTAGAGGAAGTTATGCTTCTTACCTACATATATCACATCCCGAGATAGAGGAGTTTTTAGATGTTCGTAAAGCCACGGGCGGGGATACTAATCGTAAATGTACTAATCTTCATCATGGAATAGTAATTTCAGATAAGTTTATGGAAGTAATACATAGAGCTACTAAAGAAAATGACTTTAATGATGACTGGGATCTCATTGATCCACATAGTGGAGAAGTCACTAAAACTATAAGTGCAAGAAC